CTCGGATGTAGTGCGTGAGATCGGCTTTGATCCGAACCTTGACCCAGGCTCCGCATTTCGGGCACTGGATCGAGAGCTTGAGCCGTTTGGGGATCCAGGTGTGCTCGCATTCCGGGCAGAAAACCTCGATCTGGTCGTCGTTGAGCCAGGAGCGCTCGATTGCGGCAGGGACCTCGGATTCCGGCGCGGGTTCGAGAGCCTGTTTCTCGGCCTCCAGCGTTTCAACAATGGCCTCGTGCATCGGCAGCAGGGTGCATTTGCTAGAGCGAGCTTTCGTGGTGGACTTGTCCGGGAACTCAAGCTCCAGCCAGCCTGATTTGGCGGAGAGAACGAGGGCGGTGAGGTTCTGAAAGGAAACGTGGCTTCCGGCTGCGATGGTGGTCTGGTTCTTCATGACTGTTCTCCTGTGGTGGATGTTTCGCCCTGGATGGGCTCGTCAGTGCGGCAGATTCAGCCGCAGACATCACGCAGCGGGTGTCGTGCCTGGCTGCGTCTCTCGGCTTCACCCGCGCACGGGCCTGCCTTGTGTCATCCGGCCTCTCTCCGGGTCCTTCTACTTTTTATATTGCAAGCATCGTGCCATCAGGACGGTTCTCGGTATCGTCCTCTATGGTATAGGGCCATGGCCATACCACCACCCGTGGTGTATCGTTCGCATCGCCCCGTGTACCACAGCGTCGCATGTATAAGCCTTACGCACCCATCTTGTACCACAGCGTCGTACCTTCGCCATAGCCCGTCCCTGGCGGGTTCTGTGTCGTTGTATCACGGCGTCGCATGTATAAGGCTTATACAGGCACTGAGTCAGCTTTATACATCCCACGGCGTGATACCCAGGGGGGTACCCATACCCCCATCCTTCGGAACCGGGGGGCCTTCACCCTAGAAACGCTCACCCCCAATAAATTGTTTACTTCTTTTATTGATTATACTTCGTCCAAGGTCTTCGGTCTTTTAGTATTTAACAAGCATCTCTCCGCCTAACACATAGGTTCAGTTCCCATCTTTCGTATTTTACAAGGAGTTCTTGACAAACCCCCTGCTGCTATGTTATAATGAAAGAAAAAGGACGAATTGCCAATATGAGCACGATCAACATCAGGGAATTAGAACTCGTTTACCGGAATGCTGAAACCCAGGAGGAGCTCGATCTCGCCCTGCAGTTTCACGGCATTACATACGGCGAGTTATCCACTCTCGCTACCGATCGTGGTTGGCAATCCTCTCCTATTGCCATAAAAAATCTCGCCTCTGCCATCGATTCCTTCGACCCTACCGTCGAAGCCGACGATAAATTCATCGAGAGTTCCAATAAAGCCTCCATCCGTCGTTTGCATTCTCTGCTGGAGTTCACCGTTACCAAATTTCACCTTGAAGCCAGGGACATGTCTATCGCCGCCATGGCAGACATCCTGGATGTCCTCGTTAAGATCCGGGAAAAGCTCACAAAACTTGAGTTGCCGCTTTACGGGTTAAGTACCATGGAACCCGTGGTCGTTGCAAATCCGATCCACGTATTCTTGGATACCGAGCCTGAGGCAGAAGATGAATGTAAATCTGTCTAAGCCACAGACCAAGACATACCTTTCAACTGCCAAGTTTGTTGGTTGCGCTGCCGGTCTAGGGTCTGGAAAGACCTTTACAATAGCTTTGAAGATGCTGGATACCTTTTTTAGGTATAAAGGCTGCAATCTTGCCTATTCAGCACCAACGTACGGATTGATCAGGGATATCATCTACCCCCTGCTGGAAGAGTTCTTAATTGCTTCGAATACCCGCTATACCCTCAATAAGGCCGATGCCCAATTATCAGTGCCGGGGTATGGGAAAATCTTCTTTCGGTCCATGACCAAGCCCGAAACAATCATCGGTTTTTCGATCCTGGACGCATTCCTGGATGAGCTGGACGTAATTCCGGAAGCCCAGGCAGAGGTAGTTATAGACAAGTTCTTGGCCCGTATCCGGCAGAAGATACCGAATAAGCGCAACCAAGTATACGCAATATCGTCCCCGGAAGGCTTCAAATACATGTATAATAATTTCGAAAAGAACCCGATTGCCGGTTCAGAACTCATTCGGATGAGTACATATTCCAATCAAGCCAACCTGCCGGACGATTACATCTCCTCGATGGTTGCCAAATACCCACAATCCATGATTGACGCCTATTTGCTGGGAAAGTTTGTTAATATTGCTGCTAATGAAGTATGGAAAGACTTTGATAGAAAATTGAATAATTCCACGGAAGAGGCAAGGAGTGGCGAAACTTTGCACGTGGGATTCGATTTTAATGTCGGACGGGGTTGTGCCGTGCCATATGTTGAACGAGAACTTGGCGGAGAACCCACCCTCCATGCCGTCAACGAATTCCACGCATCAGCAGATACCCCAGAATCCATCGCCAGGGTCAGAACCACTTACCCCAATCACCCAATCATTGCTTATCCTGACGCCACTGGAAAAGCCAAGAAATCTGTGGACGCTACCAAGTCTGATATTTCATTGTTAAAAGCAGCCGGTTTCCTGGTAAAGAAAAATAGCAAGAACCCCTCGATCAAGGATAGAGTAACCGCCTCCAACGCCGCTTTTTGCAACGGCAACGGTTTTAGGCGGGTTTTCGTGAATGTCAACAAATGCCCCCTGTTAACTGAGGCCCTAGAACACCAAACTTACGACGACACGGGCCTGCCAGTAAAAGATGGCAAAATTGATGATATTGTTGACGCCGGAACTTATCCGATAGTATACCGTTTCCCGATTAGGGGTGGACGTCCCGGAACAGTTGAATTGGAAGGAGTGTAACATGCCGGTAGATACCAAACATAAAGACTATCTTGCAATGGTATCGGAGTGGGAGAAGATGACCCACTGCTGCGCATGTGAAAAAGTTGTTCATGCCCAGGGCGAGACGTATTTGTCACGGCTTTCTGGCATGTCCGACGACGCATACGACGCATACAAAGCCCGTGCCGCCTTTGTAATGTTCACCAAGCGGACCATCGAGGCATTCGTTGGTATGGTTATGCGGAAACAGGTAGAGATCAACGGTTTTGAATCTACCAATGTAGACGGAAAAGGCAACGACCTCAATCACTATGTTGGCAGCCTGCTCAAGCATTTTTTAATGTACGGTCGTTGCGGCACCCTGGTAGATCTTCCGGAAGTAACGGAAGTTATCACCGTGGCCGATGAAATCAGCAAGAATATTTTTCCCCGCCTGCTGTTCTACGGCGTAAACGATGTCATCAATTGGCGGACCTCAGTAATTAACAACATAGAAGTTTTATCGATGGTAGTTCTGCGGGAAAAGATCGCCAAACCCAATACGGATGAATTTGATACTGAGGAAGAATACCAGTATCGGGTTCTGGATCTGGTGGACGGTTTATATCGGCAGCGCCTGTTCGACAAAGACAACAATGTAGTTACAGAGGTATACCCGAAACACAACAGCGAGCCACTACAGTTTATCCCGTTTAAAATCCACGGCGGCATAGCTGTCGATTACCCCCCGCTGCTGTCGGTAGCTGATCAGAATTTACACCATTACCAGCAGGATGCCGACTACAAACATGGTTTACACTATGTGGCCCTACCAACTCCGTGGGTTACGGGCATGAGCAAGGATGACCCAAACTCCCCGCGATCGATCGGACCCACCACATTGTGGTTTCTGGACGATGGATGCACTTGTGGTATGCTGGAGTTTACCGGTGCTGGCCTGATGCAGATTGCAAAGGCTATGGAGACTACGGTGGAAACCATAGTAATCCTGGCCAGCCGCATTCTGGCCCCGGAAAAATCGTCCAACGACGAATCCGCCCTTGCTGCCGCCATTCGTTCCAATGCCGAAACTTCGTCATTGGCCGGGATAGTTTCTGCTTTATCAAAAGAGATTACGGAAATGATCCGGATAGTGTCCTGGTGGAGCAATAAAGATCCGGAAAAAGTTAAGATAAACATCAACTCTGACTTTATGCCAGCGGTCCTCACCGGTTCAGATATGCTGTCATATGTCACCGCGTGGATTAAGGGGGCAATATCTTATGAGACATTGTTTGATACTCTTAAGAGCGGGGATGTTGTGGCTGGTGACCGAATTATTGATGACGAAATTAAGGCGATTTCCGAAGAGCAGAAAAAGCGCCTTGCGGATGAAGTAGCGAAGACGGAGAAAATGAAAAAGGCGGAAGGGGAAACCGAAGAGGAAGATCCGGATCTCCCAAAAGCCGGGGACGCAGAACCAAAGTTAGATCGTCGTATTTCGTAAAACACAACCACCACAGCGGAGAAAAATTATGGATGAAGCAGAGATTCAGAAAAAGATTGATGAGGCTATCAAGGGGCTCAAGGAAAAAAACACTGAGCTCCTGGGGAAATTGAAGAAGGCCGGAGAAGTCGTTGATAAAGTCAAAGACCTGGATATCGACTCCCTGCTGGCTGCCAAAACTGAGCTCGAAACTTTGAAAAGTAAAAGTGACGAGGAAAAGGGCGAGTACAAGAAGTTGTACGAAACTCTGAAAGTTGAAAAAGACACTGTGGTGGCTGACCTTATCGGCAAGATCAAGGATAAAGAAAGCAAAATCATCACAATGGTCAAGAAAAATTCAGTCGTGGCTGCTATCATTGAGAATAAGTTATCGATCCCTGGCCCCTTGATGAATATCGCCGTAGACAACATCATGGCGGATGTGGCAGTAGACGACACTGGCAACGCCAAAGTTGGCGACAAAACAGTAAACGATTTTGTCAAGGAGTGGGCCATGTCGGATATTGGTAAGCATTTCGTGGCTTCCGGAAATTCCGGTGGTGGCGCAAATGGTGGCGCGGGCGAAGGTGAATCGTCTTGGGCGAAATTCTTCGATAAGAAATCCCCGCATTACAATCTTACTGAGCAGGCAAAGCTTGCCAAAACGAACATTGATCTTTACAACAGGCTAAAGCAGAAACAAATTTGAGAGAAAGCCGTTTAAGACGGTTGCCAAAGGCTATCTCGCCAAACACAAATTCAAGGAGTAAATAAAATGGCAACTACCCAACTTACCAACGTATACGTTCCGTTGGTTTTCGACGCGGCAGTCGATGAGGCCGCAACCGAGAAAAACTTGTTCGTACAGTCCGGGGTCATGGTTGAAAATCCCGTGATCAGCAACATGGCCCTGGTTGGCGGCAACATTGGCGAAATGCCCTTCTTCAGCCCCCTGGCTACTACCGGTGAACCGGATTACATCGACGATGATCCGGCGCATCTGGCCACCCCGGCAAACATCAGTGGCTCCAAGATGATTTATCGTCGGGCTGATATGCACAAATCCTGGTCGACTATGGATCTGGCCCGTGAGTTGGCCCTGATTGATCCTCTGGCTGCCATTACTGCCAAAATCGGTGGTTGGTGGGCAACCCAGCGGCAGAAACGAGTTATTCAGTCCGCAATGGGTCTGCTGGCCGATAACGTTGCCAACGATGCCGGCGACATGTTGAAAGATGTGGCCACCGACGCGGTTCCGCCGATCCTGGCCGCAGAGATGATTTCCGCCGACGTAGTGATTGATGCTGCCCAGACCATGGGTGATGCAAAAAATTCCCTCGTCGCCATTGCGATGCATTCAGTGGTCTATACCACCCTGCAGAAACAAAATCTCATTGACTACATCCCCAATGCTCGTGGCGAAGTAAACATACCCACTTACCTTGGTTATGTTGTTATTGTTGATGATGGCATGTCTGCTGTCGCCGGTGCCAATCGTGTTACCTATACCTCCATTCTCTTTTCGCAGGGCGCGATCGAGTATGGTACCGGTAACATTCTTCTGCCGTCCGAGCTTGAGAGGGTTCCCAACGCCGGTTATGGCGGTGGTCAGGATATTCTCCATACCCGCAAGGCTGATATTATCCATCCTCACGGGTTCTCGTTCTTGTCGGCCAATGTCGCCGGTCAGTCTGCCACCCTGGCAGAGCTTGCCCTTGCTGCCAACTGGAATCGTGTTATGGCCCGAAAAAACATCGGAATGGCCTTTATCCAGACCAACGGATAATTTTTAATAACTAAAATTCTGAAGCCCCCCGCGATGGGGGGCTTTTGGGGGTAAAAATGGCGAAGCAAAAGGAAACTACCGTCGAGGAAACTACCGTCGAGGAAACCCCGAAACGCCCCGTGTCTTTGTTGGTGGCAAATTTGGTGGCGTCCGGAATGAGTTTGACCGAAGCCCTGGAGAAAGCCAATGGTAACTAAAATCAAATTGGCGGTTTTGTTGGTTTTGTTGATTCCGTCCTTGACTTTCGCGGCTCCCGGCTGGCAGCGCGACACCACATGGACATGGAGTTATGACCCCCCGGAAGATTTGGTATTGACCGGATTTCGTATGTACCAGGACGGTAATGCGATATGCGATATTGCGGGGTCCGAGGCACGTATTGGAAGTTGTCAGATTTTATTGACCAAACGGTCAACCCCATTTACTCTTACCGCTGTGTTTGCGTCCGGGGAAGAGTCGCCACATTCCGATGCATATGTTCTGATTGATTGGGGTCCAAAACCACGAATTATAAAACTGGAGTCGCGATGACAAAAGCGCTCAAAATTGCGATATTGACTTGCACCATTGGTGCATTGGCCACGGGGTTCCTCTTGCTGTCTGGATGTGCCAAACGAGACACTTCCGTAAATTTTGAGCAGCGGTCAAGTGATCGTGGCGTATCTGTGCTGGTTTTGAAGGCGGATGGGTCGACATTACGAACCGATGCCGACCTTGCCGCCGACGCTGATATTGGTTTATCAGAAGCGGTAAAAGCCGCAAAAGGTCTGTTAAATAGTGGGACATCCAGTGCAGTTAATACCATTAAAGAGGCAATTGGAAAAGTGGAGGTAATTGACTGATGCCGATCTTATTCGCTCTATTACTTATGTTGACCCCTTTGACGGCTTATGCTGACATAATCTCTTGTATAAAGACTTGCATTGATAGCGGGGGCAGCACGACTACTGGGGAAACTCCAACGACTGGGGAAACTCCAACGACTGGGGAAACTCCAACTGGTCCCGCAGTCGTGGCATTTCCTGATGCGATCACTTTTGATAAAACAAGCGATCAGGGGACCGGTTCTTATTACGGCACGGCTTGTCTGTTGTTCCCCGCTTCTTGGGAAGGCCGCATTCAGAAAGTTATTGTCAACGGCGAAGTGGCCCTTCACGGTATTTCATATAAAGGGCGACCAGTTTTTCGCCTGCTTAAGACCGGCGATAATTACCTCCCCGCAACCATCGAAATAACCGCCACCGATGGCCGGCAATATATTGCCAAGACGTCTGTGGACACAGGGGGGAGTGGTGGAGCCGCAATGGGAACAACCGGGAAATCATCTCCTATTTTATGGAAACCGGTAGCTGATTCTGGCGGAATGTTGGTTGTCCTTCTTCCCGCAAACATGGGCAAGCCAAGTGTTGCCGTAACCGACATGAATGGCAACGTGATAGAGACGGGGGTGTTTAAATATTTTAGTAATCCCAACCGGGCTACCTACCGTTTCACCCGCCCCGGTCGGAGCTTCCCGTCGCCGTGCATCCTGAAGGTCGGCAGCACGCTGTATCTGGTCAGGGATGCGGCTAAACGGAATGAGTCCCTGCCATCCTATATCAGGTGAGGCAATGACCATGCAAGACATGCCCGCATCGGAGATAGCGGTGCTGAAGCAGGCGGCGAAGGACACTCCAGAGGCCTGGGTCGCGATCGGCATGGCGGTGCAGTGGCTGGTCGAGCAGTTCGGGACGAGTTACGGCCTCAGTTATGACACCGTCATGTCGTGGATCACGATCATCTCCGAGGCTACCAAGACCACCGATGGAGGAAGTATGACAGCGGCCTCCGCCATGATGTTTGCGGTCGCCAGAATAGGATACAAATATTTCCGCAAGGGGACATCATGATTGCCAACCAACGGATCAGCCAGATCGCCCCGCCCAGTTACGAGCGGGTCGCCTACGACTTCCAGGGAAAATCGTGGCCGGGTCAGCTGTGGGCCGGGTTGACCACGCCCCCTCGGGTGCGGCTGCTTGAGGACTGGATCGTCATCATGCCCGGCGGGCTGCGCGTCATCGTCCCGCGGGGATTTGTCACTGACGGGGCCTCGATCCCCCGGCCGTTATGGGGGTTGCTGTCGCCGTTCGGGGTCCTGCTCGAGGGGGCGTTGCTCCACGATTTCGGTTACCAGTACGGCTACCTGCTCGCCCCATACCGCATCGATCAGGCATGGAACATCGCCTCGCTGCGGCTGCGGGCCGAATACGCCGCGATCTACGGCCCCTACATCCCGGTCTATGTCGGAAAGCCGCAGCGCTTTTTTGATGATCTGCTGCAGGCGGTGACGGTCGATATCACCGGTGCATCAGCCCAGGCATGGTCGGCCCGTCAGGCCCTGCGTCTGTTCGGGATGCTGGCCTGGGCACGCTATCGGTCCTGCGGTCCGGCGGCGATCACCCCCAACTCGCTGCACATCCCCGGTGTCGACAGCACCGGGCTGGCGATCGCGTGAGGCCGTGATGCGCTGCCCCGAATGCGGATCCCTGCTGCTCCGTCCGGGAGCGTGCGACACCTGTGGCTGGGTGGACTGCTTACAATTTTTTCCCCCTACCGGCGGTCGGATCAATAACGGAGGGCAGTGATGCAGATCGAAGAAAAGCATCTGACGATAGCGGGGTTCATCCTCACATGGCTGGTCGGGGTGTTCTCCGGCGGGATCATATACGGCCGGATCAGCGCAAAGGTGGACAAGCACGACCAGGTGCTATTCAGCCCCGAGGGAGAGCTGCGGGTGCTGACCTACGCCGCCCACGACCACATGAGCGAGTCCTGCAACGAACGGCGCGACATCCGGATCTCCCACGTCATCGCCGCCAACGAGGAATTGAAGGAAGATATCCAAAAATTGTCAGACACGGTGACGCGGGAGATGAAGGCCCTGTCCGAGGCCCTGCACCAGATCGCCCTGACCCAGGCCTCAGACCGCAGCTCGGACGTCGCCCGCCACCGCGAATCCGACCGACGCCGGGAGGCAGAGAAATGACCGAAATAAACAATAAATTAAGTGGTCCTGGAACAGGGGAAATTAGAATATGACCGTCGATGAGATATTTGAAATGGCTTGTTCCGCCACTTTAGATACTGAAGGCAGAGTCCTCACTAAAATTCCTGGGGATCCGGGGGAAGAAACGTATTGGGGTATCTCGCGACGGTACTGGAAATCGTGGGTGGGGTGGCAGTATATTGATAAATATAAAAATAATGGACGTATCCCGGAAAAATTGGCCGTAGCCCTGATACCGGCTGTGAAGAAGTTTTATAGAACTAATTTTTGGGATCGTATGGGCGGGGATGAAGTAGCCAAAATATCCCCAAACGTCGCTATTGAGCTTTTTGATACGTCAGTCAACTTGGATGTTATGGATGCAGTTCGGTTCATGCAGACTGCGTTAAATATGCAGAATATTGGGGGATCTACATATCCTGATATAGTAGTTGATGGGCGCAATGGAAAAAATACGTTAAACACGTTGAAACGGTATCTTACATACAGTCCCGGATGTTTTACTGATAACGAGAAGATTTTGTTAAATTGTATGAATGGCGAACAATATATATACTATAAAAACAATCCACGCCATGAAGCATTTCGCGGATGGTTCAGGAGAGTTTAAATGAACAAAGCTGTAATTACCCTCACTGAAGCGGACGTTTTCTTGGCCCAGTTTGCTGATTGGCTGGCCCTATCCAATGCGCTGAAATTAAGTCACATAACCAAGGCATCGGTTTATGCCCAGACCCAGTGGACCTGTGTCGATGTTGATTGGACCGATTCTCTGCTTATTCCTGCCGATATTAAGGAGGCCGTTGCTTATTATGCCGTGGCCGACATGTCCGGCAATTTATTTGGGGATGTTTCGTCCACTGATGCTGACCGGGGCAAAATTAAAATGGAGCGCAGTAAAGTCGGGAGTCTGGAAGAAGAATTTGAATACTCTGGATCGGTTCCCCTGTACTCCACGCGGCGATCCCTGGGATACCCAGATGTGTTGATGGAAACCTTGTGCACCAAAAAATCTGGCGAAATAACCTTAACACGGGTATAAGGCTATGTACAGTGTCAAATTCCCTGCCATGGCGCAACGGTTGATTAAAAAATTTACGGCGGGAACTCACATATTTAAAAAATTCCTTAGTGAGTCGTACAACACCACCACTGGTGTAATTACTACGGTGTATGATGATAATTTTCCGGTGGATATGACCCAGGAAGATGCCAAAAACACCTTTGAAAAGGAAATGTACAAGGGCAGCGTTCTTTTTACTGTTTCTAGTTTGGACCTAGAGGATGTAATCCCGGAAAATGGGGATGTCGTGGTAAATCCTGATGGGGAAAGTTTTAAAGTAATCGGGGTCCGATACGACCAGTATAAATCTCGGTATGTGTTGGGAACGGAGAAGATTATCTAATGGCTGGAACAAACTTTACACAGCAAGTCCGGGCCGAGTTAAAAGCGCTCGGGGCCAAGGCCAGCGATGCCGTTACCCGTGCGGCAAAAGCGGGTTGGAAAACAGCCGTGGCAAGCACTCCTGTTGATACTGGTCTTTTGCGCCATTCTTGGAAGCTGTCCAGGGATCGCCGGTCGTCTTACGTACCGAAACCGGGGCATAAGCCCAAACCGCAGACACCCGATTTTAATTTTCGCATCACTAAGGATAAAAGGTTTTATTTATTTAATAATGTTCCTTATGCCTCGTATGTGGAAAATGGGGAGGGTCCCGGCAACAGGACCCCTTCACATGCCCTGTTGAAGGCTAAAATTAAGATCGAAGCTGAACTTAACAAACTGTTGAAGGCCATAAAATGATAGACTATACCAGTTTTAGGGCAGCCATTGAGAAGTATATACACGACAATTTCACCATCGTATCAGTAGTTTATGAAAATACTGCACCCCCTGAAGGTGAACGTATAATGATCTCGGAAGTAGATTCTTCATCTGAACCTTTTGAGATGGGGTCTGATGTACGGCTGGTCAACGGCAATATAATCATCGATATTGACACCAAATACGGGATAGGCACCAATAAAGCCAAGCAAATTGCTTCACGTTTAGCCGCTATTTTAGTTACGGACAATGTTCTGGGAGTCTCATTCGGAGAGCCAGAGTTTAGTTCGGTTGGGAAGTTAGAAGGTGCCGACCTTTATCGGCATAACTTTGTTATTCCGTACCAATATCTGTACGGAGTGAACATTACAAACGCCTGTTAAGGAGGTAATCCACTATGGCACTTAAAGTAAGTCCCGTTAATTTTGTCGCCGGCCAGAACGCTGCCGTAATTCTTCATCCGGCCACAACCAGTGAAAAGATGGTACGCGGCCTGCAGGGCATGGGTCTGTGTCTTGGTTTTACGATGGAGACACAGAAAATTTCTGAAATGGGTCGACGTATCGCCTTGGTAGTTCCGTCCGGTGGAACCTACGAGGAAACCCAGATCAACTACAATTTCATCCCTGGCGACGGGTCCCTGGAAGAGTTCCGGGATGCCGCCATCAACAGCACCAAGATTGCCGACATCCGGCTATATGTCAAGCAGGGGTGCGATTTTTCTGCTCCCGATTTGATCAGTGATGCGGCTGCTGGTTTGTATGTTGGTTCGATGAGTGACCCCAAAGTGGATAGCCCCAACGGCATTTTCACCGGTTCTCTCAGTTATATGCCCGGTGGCGCATTTGTTCTGTTTGTAGCCCATAAAGTGGGCACGGATCTTTCTTATGTTGCCGCTACCAGGACTCTTTCTTCGGCTTCTGCCGATTTTGTTACCAAGGGCTTTGAGGTTGGGGATACTCTGATCATCGACAATATCCCCGGCAAATCTGGCCCGATGTACTTTAAAGCAGAATCAGTCGCTGCCGGGGCAATCGTTCTGACGGCAGATGTTGGTGACGAAGCTTCTTTGGTCGCGGATTTCGCTGGCGGGGCCACCACCGCTGTGCATGGTGCAACTCCTTTGGTAGTTCTCGGATATTCTGACGCTACCTCTTGTTAATTTGACTTTCCCCCCGGACCCGGATTGCCTCCTGTGGTGGTTGGCAAAGGGCGAGGGGGGATTCTACAACCACCACGCGGAGAAACAAAATGAGGCTTACGTTAGATAAGATTAAACGGGTTGAAGTTCCCGGTGATGAAGACGGGGGCTTTGTAAATATCAAGGTCCTGTCGCTGGAAGATCTGGCGGCAATTGAGGCCAAGTCGTCTGATATGGCTTTCACGGAAAATGGCGGAGTTACGGTATCGATCAACTCTTATAATCGCGCCAATCTGGTGGCTAGAAAATGTTTAACCGGTTGGGGCAACTTTTTCAATGAAAAAGGCGAGGAGTTAAAATTCCCCAAGGATATTGGGCGTGCCGCCAGATATTCAATCACCATAAATGGTAAGGAAATTCGGTTTCTGGAATGGGTCGAGCAGTGCCACACCCAACACCGGGAAGAAATTAAAGAAGAAATGGCGGTGGCCTCAAAAAACTAATGGAGCTGGCACGTTGGTTCGCCTATGCCAATTGTGAGATGTGCATAGAGCTTTACGACGGCAAGGAAAATGCCCCTTGCCAGACGTGTCGGCCAGTAACTCACAAGTTTAATATTCCGGTGGTCACACTATACCTGACCTGCCAGGATCAAATGGTAATGGGGTTTTCTGGGCCAGTCGGTTTGAATGACATAGCCATTGGTCACGCCATGAATACCTATTTTGAAGTAGAAAAATCAGATAGACTTGAATTATCCTTGGCGGTACGATCATTTTTTCGCAAGGTTTTGGAATTTATAAAGGAAAAGGCAGATGGCAACTCTTGAATTGGATGTAAAATCAAATGCCGTGTCGGAATTGGGAAAAATCAATCGGCAGTTTGATAGCACATCTATAAAAGCCGAACGGCTGAAAAAACAGTTCAGCACTCTCGCCACGCCGGTCAGCAACAAGTGGTTAACATATTTGGGCATCTCCGAAATAGGTCGACAGGTATCATCTCTTACCAGCTCCCTTGCATCCGGTGCTGCAGCCATCGTTACCGCTTTTACTGGTATTAACTCCACGATCGAGCAGACCATCGTAATGTTGGAGAATGCCACCGGCTCTGCCCAAAGTGGTAAAGAGGCGTTCGCCTACATCGTCGATCTGGCACAAAAAGCTCCTTACAGCATTGCCGTTCTCACTGACTCTTTTGTAAAATTGCGAACAGCCGGAATCCAGGATACTGAACGTGTCCTGGAATCCCTGGTTGATTCTGTTGCTGCCTTTGGCGGTACCGATGAGCAATTGAAGTTGGTCACGATCGCCATGCAGCAGATGGCTGGCAAAGGCGTTATTTCAATGGAGGAATTGCGCAGACAGTTTGCTGAGCAAGTCCCCACTGCCATTCGGGCCATGGCTTCTGAATTGGACATGACCATTTTGGAGATGACCAAGAAAATTGCCAAGGGCCAACTGTCCAGTGATCTTGGTATTCCTGCTTTGGTCGAGGGCCTTGAAAAATTGCATACTGGCGCGGCAGCGAAGCGAATGGAAACATTCCAGGGGTCTATCGCCCACGCCCGCAATGAATGGATTCTTTTGTTAAAAGACATTGGGGATGGCAACGGTTCATTTAAGAGTATCTCCAACATGATCAACTCTGTAGCCAATTCCATGAAGGAATTTAGGACCAGCGCAGAAGGCATGGCTATCATCGATGAGTTATCTCAGAAAATAGCCGATTCCATGAAGAAGATCGCGGAAAACCCGGAAATGGTCTACCAATTTTTCATGGAGATAGGCCAGTATGCCAGTATGGCTGGTTCTGCATTGGGGGGTCTGGTAGAAATAATCAACAATGTTATTTCCGCTTACGATCTCATGAAAGGGGCAACATCCTTTGCTGATTGGGGTCAGGGGGTTATTGACACTAAAAATTTTGACATGTCTAAATATGCTCTTGTTCGATCGGAGCTTATTGAAATTACCAAGTTACAGCAGCAAATTGACCAGATGAAACCGGATATTCTTCCGGATAATCCGTTTAATATGATAAGTCAGGCGCAGAAGATCAAAGACATGTTTAGCGATCTAGGCAACCCTGACTTCATGAAAAAGTATGAATTTGAATTTGATGAAGCCAAGGTCCAGGCCCGCATCGATGAATTGAAAAGAAGTATTGAGGATAAATTGAGCGGCAATAAACCGAAAATTGATGTGGACACCAGTAAAGCGGAGATGAGTCTATCTAAACTTTTGAAAATGGACCCATCCAATGAATTTGCTAAAGTAAGTACCACCATGGGCAATGTCGCTGATAGTTTTTCCATTGCGATTGACTCCATTATCAATGAGTACGCCAAGGTATCAGAGGAATTGGAGAAAGAGAACGCCCAGATTCTAGAAAAAGAACGTAACCTTGCTGATGAACTTAGGGGCATTTTTCGTGAAGGTATGACCGAGGGGGCCGCGTATGATGATTTAATTGCCCAAATCAATGAATACAAAGTGGCGGCAGAAGAAGCGGCAAAAGCGGGGGATTGGAGCGGACAACTGGCGGCATTGCAACGGGCTGCTGATCTTATTCGTTCTTTGCCGACTTCCGGGATTACTGAGACAAAGATAGTTTCTCAAGAAGAGGTTGAACGTGCCCGTCAAATTTATGAATATTATGATAGGGTGTCCCGTGGCGGCAAGACCATGGATATATCCAAATACGCCCAGGAATATGAAACACTTAAAGCCATATACGATAATGAGGGTGAACAGAAAGACGAGATAATTTCAAAACAGGATCAAATAAATCAAAAGGCTGCCGAAACTAAGGAAGTTGGCGAACAGATCCTGGAGCTTGAACGCAAACACAAGGAAGAGCTTGAGGCAAAGAAAAAGGCCCTTGAAACTCAAGTCGATGAATATAAATCGAAGTTAGAGGCCCTGGCCACCCAATCGCAAGGATTGAATGACACCACTGGTCAATTGGGTGAGGTTTGGGTCCAGGTCGGTGACACTTTTGCCCATGTGGCCGGTGAAATATCAGGAAAACTTGAGGCCCTGCAACAGAAATTAAAAGATTTGATGGGCGACGCTAAAAGTTTGGACAGTTCTGTTGGCGGGATTGATATTCCTGGCCGAGCAGTGGGCGGGCCGGTTGCTGGCGGCAACCCGTACATAATTGGTGAAAAAGGCCCCGAGTTGTTTGTACCAAGTACCAATGGCACGGTGATACCAAACAACCAGTTAAAGAAAAGTGGATCATCGGTTGATTTAAATATTACAGTTAATGGTGGCGATAGAATTAGGTTGCAGGGGACCAATGACGATGTAAATAGGTTCATAAAAGCTATGCGGGAAAAAGAAAGGTACGCGGCATGACAATAACATTGGGCGGGGTACTCATAAACAGTAACATGTATCTATCTGGTATTGAAACAGCCGACACACTGATATATGACCAAAAGATATCTCTGGGCGGAGAGTCTGATGTAAGGGTTCTGCCGCTGATTGGGGGACGCACTCTTACTTTAGGCACACAGAACAGGGACGGGGCGACACAAGGGCTGTGGTGTAAATCTACCATAGACCAGATTAAAGCTATGCAAGGAACCGGAATCCCCCTTGTGTTAAACTATAAAGGCGCGTTGTTTGATGTATATGTGATAAGCACAAATGATCTTGTGCCGTTTCATCAATTCGAGGAAGAAAGCCCAACTAAAAAATTCGTTGGTAAATTAACACTACTGGAGGCATAA